GACATACGACTAAGAACACGATCGTCCATCTCTTCAGCTAAATTTCTATAAAAATCTTCTTCGGGTTGTTGTTCTTCAGGAATTTGTTCCTCACCCTCAATCTCTACATCAACTTCGCTTTCCTCAACTTCTTCTTCAGGAAGCTCATTTGTTTTATCTACTTCAGCCATAAAACTAGTATAATTTTGTCGGTTTTAAATTTACTAACTTTCCACCTCTAGCTTTAATCATTTTACCAGCTTTAGCTCCATCGTATGCACCTAATCCAAATGGATTTTCTTTACCTATTCCTGCTAAAGAATCAGTTTTTTTGATATTTGGGCCACGACTTAAATTGATGTTTTCTCTGAACACTTTTTTAGTTGCAGCAATAGCTTTATCTTTAAAACTAGTTGGTTTTGCTTTTTTTGTTATATAGTTTAATTTGGCTTTATCGCCACCCTCAGTCGCTAGGAATTGTTTCATCTCTCCTGCTTGCTTAAGAGCTTTTGCTCCAGCAAACCCAAGAGCTCCTGCCATAAGGGCTTTTTTAAGTTTTTTACTTGCCATGATAATTATCTCCTTTTGTTATAACAGATTTATAATATCACGCAAATATATTTACTACTAGCCCACCACTTTGATATGCCTTGAAAGGCTTAGTTTTCATCTCTGAATTGACTTTTATAGCAAAAGCATCAAAGTATAATCTTACATCTCCATCAAACATTTTGACTACTTCTCCACCATATCTGCTTTGGTAGTCCTTTGCCTCTTCTAAAGTTTTAAAAGCACCAATGTGTTGAGTTCCTGCTGAGTCTGGATTGAGACCATAAACCTTTTTTGTGTTTTCTACTTTAGTAACTACCTTGAAAGGTTTACTAGGATCAGACTTAGCTATAGGTATTGTTTTTACTTCAGATCCATATTGTGCAGCTAGTTTTTTCATAGCATTAGGTAGAGTAGCCATTTTTTTAGGATCCGTACTTCCTTCTATTGGAACCTCTGATTCATTTGCATTTTTTCTTACCACTCCTTGTCTGCCGCCGTAATTTTTAAATCCAGCTTTTCCAAACCTATTTCCATAAAATTCTATATCACCCAGAAACTTAGTTCTCTTTGCGTGGTGTAACTGTTCGACAGGAGCAATAGCCACCCAATCAATACCTTCATCAGCTGCATTCTTAATAGCGTTCTTAATTGCATGTGAGCCGTAATTTTCTTTTCCATATAAAGGTAAAAAAGGAATTCCTTCGTTTGCTCTTGAAGAAGTTATATTAGACAAGTTCATAGAGTTTGCTCTAAGCTCTCTAAAATCACTATTTAATTTATTAAATCTTTGCATATCTTCTGGTGTAGCTCTAATACCTTTATTTGAAATGTCTTTCATCTCATTAATAATTTTTTCTAGTTTTCTATTAGCAGAAAAAAATTCTATTTCAGTTCCAAATGCATTTACGACTGTTGCTCTTTTTGGATCTTTTTTTCGAAGTGCTTGGTGGTAATCAGATTGTATCTCATCAATCATCATAACTTTTTGATTTTGATTTGTTCCACCTGTTCTTATTGAACCTCGCATATGGTAAATTTGATTTGGAATTGATTTTGTTGCACCCATATCTGATGTGTAATGTTTTTGATAACTGCTTCCTAATCTTTGACCCATTGGTAATGATTTTGGGTAATACACTACATGTTCAAAATATTTTTCACCACCTTTAACTCTATACTCATCATAGCTACCATACTTAGGTAACATCTGTTGAGTTTTCATAAGTTGTAATCTTCTACCTAAGTCAGTATCAATTCTTTTAAATTTATCTAAAAAAGCTAAAGTGTCATCTCCTGTAGTCACACCTGCATTTCTAGCTTTATCAAACAATGCTTTCAAATCTGAAACATCTTGGCCAAATACATCGTTATCAAAACTATCATAGTCAGAAGTATCTGCACTTCTATAGTGATTATTTAAACGTCCTGTTTTTCTTCTTAAATTTTTTGCAACACCATTACCTAATGTAACTAACTCAGCAAATTTTTCAGATTCATCTGCTGGAAGATTAGCGGACATTTGGACAGCTTTATCTCTAATTTTATTTATATGGTTGATAGCTTCATTTGCAACATCTTCTGCTTCATCAACTATTTTTGTATCAGTTGTAAGTTTTCTTACCTTTAAATTATTAACAGGAGCTTTCTCTACGATGTAAAGTAAATCCATTTTTGTAAGCGGTATTTTTTTCTCTGCAGCTACTTTTAAAAAACCACCTATAACTTTACCATCTTTATCAAACTGAACTAAATTTGAATCCCACAGTTCATCTTTTTTTACTGATTGGTTTATATTTTTAAAATTTGGATTTCCTGTTTTAAAAGCACCTGGACCCGTAGATTTAAAATCTTTAATCCACTCTTCTGCTTTTCTTGCACCCGCAACTGGGTGTCGTGCAATGTAATCCCAAAGTGATGAACCTATTCTGTTTGTTTTACCACCTCTTGATAACGGATTAGCGTAAGCAAGTTTTTTTAATTCATTCGATCTTGCAATTGCAATCTGTCTTATTTCATCTTGAGGTTTTGTTTGTGCAACAGTAAGAGCTTTACCTCTTTCTATTTTTGTTGGAGCTATCTCTAGAACTTCATCTACCTGATCTTTAACACTGGTTCGTGGAGCGGGAGCCTTGGGTAATTTGATACTTGCAATTTTTTGTATGACTCTTCCGATAGGGTTTCTTAGAGCAAAGGCCCCCGCACCAGCAACCGCGATCCCAGCTAAACCTCTAGCCATGCTAGGATCATAAGGTTCTGTATAATCTGATTTGTTTTTTGGAACTGACGAGGTTGGTTGATCCTCGATTGATTCCATATCAATTAATTCTTTTAATCCAGCCATTAGTCAATTAGATCTTTAATATAATCTTTACCTTTACCTACATTAATTTCACCACCCATTGATTTTTTATTCGCAATGGCTTTTTTTATTTCTTCAAGTGTCATCTTCCTAGCTAAAAACTGATTAGAATCTGAAACTTTTATATTTTTTACTTTATCAATTAAAGGTTTATATTTATCTTTTTTACTACCCATAATATTTATACTCCTTCGGAACGTTGTATCTTTCTTCTTCATAGTCATCTAGCATTTGTATGAAGTTACCCTGACGATATCTTAACACAGCCTGTGTGGTACTATCTACATAGTCGTCGTTTGCTCCGTGAGGAAAAGCTGCACATTCTTCGATCACTTCCTCAGCATATTTTTCATCAGCAGGGTAATAAATACCTCCACTTTCAAACACAGGAGCACAAGCATTTACCCTAGAATGTTTATCTTTTCCCCTTGATGGTACAAATGGAGTAACAGGAATTCCTATTCTTCTAAACTCTTGTGTTAAGGGTTCTCCAGAAGCTTTAGCTTCAATGATTACTGTTTCAGGCTCCCAATATTTATATTGTTCTAATGCAATTGTTTTTAATTCAGGGAAATCATATTTACCTTTGAGTGCATCAAGTAGAATCATTGCAGGTTTACCATCTTCTTTTGGAAAGAAGACACCCCATGTAGTTATAGCTGAATAGTCCGCAGTTTCTTTTGCACTGAATGCAGTATCGTAAGATTGAATAACATGTTGTAGTTTTGGTATATGTTCATGTTCCCAAGGTAACCACCATTCTCTTTTGAGAATAGCTCCTTCTTCTGATGTAGGGTTTTGCATGTATTGAGCAGACCAGTTTCGAATAGGTAAAGATGCTTTTACTTTTTCTAATTCTTCTAGTTCCCAATACTCAGGCCATACTGGGTTCCCTGAGTCGAGGATCGCAGGAAATGATATTACATTCCACTTGTCAGCTTTAGGTTCTTTTTGAGCCTTGATTAATCTTCCTGTTAGATCGTCCTCTGCCCATCTCGTCATAACCACGACTATCGAGCCACCAGGTTGTAAACGTTGTCTAGGTC